TATTCGATCGTAGAGGATTACGGACAGAGGGAACCGGGGTATCTAATAGATTACTTCAATACGATGCAGAAGGAACACGGCATTACGCTTTCACCCGGACAAAGGCGTTGGTATTCTCAGCAATATAAGACACTTGGAGAGGATATCAAGCAGGAGTACCCCTCTACCCCTGAAGAATCTTTCATGGGGTCAAGTGATGGCTTCTTCTACCTGAAAGAGCTTAATGAGATCAGGCAGCTAGGACACATTACAGACGTACCTTATCAAAGACAAATCAAAGTGGAAACGGCTTGGGATATAGGCTATGGGGACGCAACCAGCATTTGGACTTTTCAGCGAATGCCATCGGGAGCCGTACATATCATAGACTACTACGAAGGCATGGGAGATGGCGTCAGCCATTACGCACAACAATTGAGAACCAAGCCCTACTATTACTACAAGCATTGGCTTCCCCACGATGCAGCGGCACATGACAAAGGATCAGGTCTTAGCTATGTGCAGCAAGCTACAGATGCAGGGCTAGAGGTTGATGTTCTACCTAGGTACAATCCCAATAAAACTAACCTCATGGCAGAAATTCAGAGAGCAAGAAACCTATTGCTTAAATCATACATTGATCAAAGCAAGTGCGCACAGGGGATTATTAACCTAGAGAACTACCGCAAAAAGTGGAATGAGTCGATGAGTTGCTACACTAGTGACCCAGTACGCGATAAATACTCACATGCAGCGGACGCCTTTCGTTATCTAGCGCAGGCGGTAGAGTCGCAGGATAGAACGCCCAAGGTTGACATGGACGAAGAAAGAAGGAAAATCAAAAGGTTGAATAGAACAATATGACGGGCCCATTAAAAACAAAACTATATAGCGGTGTTGTTTTCTTCAAGGCAGCAGGTAGGTTGAAAGAGAAGGTTGAAGAGGTAAATGCTGTTTTAAAAAAAAGTGTAGATGATGTTGCTGAAGATGTTCAGGAAAAAATTTCCCGTATGGGGAAAAATGCTTGGATAGAGTGGGGAGATGTTGAGTTGATGCATAAGAAAGAATCAGATATTAAATCTGATTCTTCTCTAGAGAGCATGTATTGGAGAGCGCAATTAAAGGGCAGGGCCTTTGTTATAGATCGACTACTCGACAAGACAGAAGTTCCAAGACACTCAAATAAAAAATGCGTTCCCAAAAGAAAGCGCGGTAAAAAAATAATTGTAAGGGCTAAATGACAGACGTACTACTACCAGGGCAGCACGAAATTAAGGTTTGCTGTATGAGCACACCCCCTAAGCCGGATCAATCTTGCTGCATATACACACGCAAGGGCAAGAACATGATGTTTAAGAGCTTTAGCGAGTTTAAAGAGAGCGAGCTTGTTGATGATGATGACGAGGTAATAGGATGGTGGCCTATGCGATTCTGTGAAGGTGGTTCCACGCTTAAGGGAATGATGCCACCCATACCACCAAGGAGAAGTGTTATAAAGTAAACGTTTTTCTTGTTGTCATAATAAACATTTTCCTGTAAGTCATAATCAATCTTTAATTGGTATTTTATGACTGATTTTCGTTCGGTTAAGCAAGATTACGAGGATTTTTATCTTAGGTCGGAAAGGACTTGGGGAATGTTTCAACGTACAGCTGAAATAGCTTTAAAGGCTACAGCTGGAAAGACGTGGACGCACCAGGAAGCTAAGAGCCTTGTTGATCAAGGTCGCTGTCCTTCAGAGTACAATATCATGAGAGAGAAGATAAATTTCTTCTCTGGGTATATGCGCGACAACATCAAATCTGTAGTCATAGCTCCACAAGAAGAAAGTGACGAGGTTGACGCCGATCAGCGTTCAGCGGCCTTGCGTTATGTGTACAATAGGGCAGAGGGTGATTCTATTTCCCTGAATGCCTTTGATCATGCCCTTTGTACAGGTATTTCCTTGATTGGTATTTGGAAAGACTTTGATTCCGATCCTATCTTTGGCGATATCAGCTTCTATCACAGGCCATACAACTCTTTTTACATCGATCCAAACTTCAGTCGAATAGATCTTAAAGACGCAGCTGAGGTTTTAGAACGTGATTTTGTCACCAAAGACCGTGCAAAGGCGATGCTTCCTTTTATTGACGGGGCTGAGATAGACAAGATTGCCACCTTTACCAGAGACAACAAATTTAATCTTTTGCCCCAGGCGAGAAGGTTTGGCGATACTGGAGACGTCTTAACGTTTGATCAGTATCACAGGATGGTGACTAGATCTGTAAAGATCATAGTCGATAAAGACAGTGGCATGACTCAGGATATACGTCCTGATGAAGATATCAAGGTTCTAGAGGCAGATCTTTTGCGAGCCCGAGAAGAGGCCTTTTTAAGGAATGAGCCTTTCAACATAGAGATCATGGAAGTTAATAAACAATTCGCTGAATTGAATATTTTGCTAGGTGGTCAGCCTGTATATAGCGGGCCGAATGCATTAGGACTTCCTGATTATCCATTTGTTCCCGTTATTTCCTTGTTCTACCCTCACCTTTCAGACTATTCCATAAAGATTCAGGGAATAGCCCTTGGACTTGTAGACAGCCAGCGGGCTTTCAATAGGCGAATGATCCGCATAGATGATGTTATGGATACGGCTATCAACAGCGGTTTCCTTTACAAGGCGGGTGCGGTTGACGTCCAAGACCTGATGCAGTCTGGAACTATGCGAATGATTCCAGTCGATCCCAGCGCAGATTTAAACGCTGATATAAGAGAGATAGCAGGGGGAACTCCGCCGAGTGGGTGGCAGGAGCAACTTGGAATAGTGCAGCAGCTTACAAATTCTATTGCGGGGGTTAACGAAAGCTCTTTAGGAAACGATGAGGGCGGAAACACCCAGATTAGTGGAAGGTTGGCCGAGGTCAGGGCAGCGAATGGAGTTCGCGCCAACCGCCAAATCTTCGACAATTTCGAGCGAGCACAGCGTTTACTAGGGGATAAGGTATTACGCGCTATTCAACTCAATTATGGAGAGGGAAAGATCAAGCTCATACTTGGAGAAGATCCCAGCCCCACATTTAGAGATATCCAGAGCAATCGGTTTGATATCCATGTCAGGCATGCTGTTAAGAGTCAGAGCCAGCGAGATGCTTTATACTTTGAGCTTCTAAATCTCAAACAGATCCTTGGTGACAGCCTTCCAAATTCTGTCCTTATAGACAACCTACCTATGGAAGGTGTTTCCAAAGTCAAGAAAGCTTTTGAAGATCAGCAAGAGGTTCAGCAAAAAGCGCAGCAGCTAGAAGCCGAGCAAGCCATGAGAAACGCAGCCCTTCAGGAGAGTGTTACAGCTGAAAATATAGCAAGGGCGCAAGAGCGGAAGTCTAGGACTATAAGCAATATTGGACTAGCCAGAGAAAGACAGACGAACGCTGTTGAAAATCTTACTTCTGCAAAGCTCAATCAAGCTAAGACTATGCAAGAAATACAGGATATGCGAGCCGGTTCACTTCAGCAAATTTTTACCTTTATTGAGCAGCTGAAAGAAGCGGATAAAGCAGCGAATGAACAAGTTCTTGCACAAGATGCAGCTTTAGCGCAGTCACTCGAACCAGAAATCCCATCCCAACAGAGTGAGCTACAGCAATCAGTAGATGCAGCTGAGCAAGATCAGCAGTTTGAGCAAGAACCCCAAAACTTAGGAGTTTAGTTATATGGGAAATATGAGTAAGGGTTTCGGCCCAGAAACATCACCAGGGCAAGGGCGTGGAGCGTTTTCCACCAAGCAAAATATGGCTCCCGTTCCTAAAAAAGGCAGCTCTTTAAAAGGTGGCGGGCCATTAATGGGGCCGGATGCAATGAAAGTGCAAGAGATGTCTTCAAAGGCGAGCATGCGTGAAAATTTGAGAGGTAAGGCGGGATGAGTCTGGTTATACCGTGCAAATCAGGTCTAAAAACTGAGTGGATAGAGGCCAGAACGGCAGAATTCAAAAAGTCTTTAGATGAGTATGTCGGAAATAATCAAGATGTTAGAGATCCTTACTTTATCATTTTTAAAGAACGTGGAGACGAAAAGACGCCCAATATTCATAGACAGGTGTTCAGTATGTCTTTTGTTCGGCCTCAATTCATCAGGGGAACAATGGTGTTTTGGGTGGATAATTCCAGGGGGATTTTAGAATTGCTTTGGACGGTTCCTCAGCAGGGAAAGACTCGATTTAATGTTGAGGCTGCTAAGAGGTTACAAGGTGTTCTACGTGTCGCCAACTAAAAGGGCGTTAGGTGTCGCCAACCTGAAAGGGCGTTTTATTTTAATAGTGTCGCCGACTTACGGGCGGTTAAATACGGGCGTTAAAGGGGGTCAATATGACTAAAGAGGCTGTCGCCGAAGCTAATGTGGAACAAGCAGTACCAGAACAAGAAGTAAAAATGGTACCGCTTGAGGCTTTAGAAGCAGAACGCCGTAAAAGGCAATCTGCGGAAGCTGAAAGGAATTGGGCTAACGAACAAGCTCAATCCAGACAGAAACAAGACGAACCGCAAGAAGAAGAAGATGATGAGTATACAAGGGAAATTACGCAGAAAGTTGAGCTTCGATTGCATCAAAAGCAAAGAGCGCAATCAGAAACTGAATGGATAGCTAATAACCCCGAAGCTGTCGAAAGAATGAAAAGAGAGTGGCCCCAACTTAAGAAGCGAAAGCCCTACCTTGAGCAATCGGTGGATAATGCACCCAACCGATATGCGCGAGCTTGGGAGATCCTTCAAGACTATACGCCACCGCCTCAAGCTTCAAGCGAAGCCGACAGGCGAGTTGAGGAAAATAAGAAGGTTCCAGGAAACCCAGCAGGGGCAGCAAAGGCGGTAACGCCCAAGAATCCAGGCGAAGGTATGTCCAGGGCTGAGTTTTCTAGGTGGCGAGCGGTTAATAGGGGCGTACAACCAAATATACGCTAACCAAGGCTAGACAATGACAGGCGTTACAACCGTAACAGGGGGATACGACTACGAAGTAAAAAAATATTTCGATGGCGTACTCCTAGACAGAGACCAGAGATTTTTTATTTACAACCTATTCGCCCAGCGGCGTAAGTTGCCAAAGCAAAGTTCAAAAACAATTATTTTGAGAAAGCAAGACAATTTCGACGATACCCCAGCGGTACTAGTTGAAGGCGTTACACCAGCACTAGAGCAAGCATCAAAGTTTGATGTTGAAATTCAAGTTCAACAGTTTGGTAAAGTGACAGCCATTAGTGACACTATTGCAGTCACTATGAACGATGCGGATTCAGAGGAAATCGCGGACAATTTATCTCAAACAATGTTTGGAATGTTGGACAAAGTGACAAGAAATACTTTGGGTTCCACAGCTTCTCAAATAGATTGTGTAAACGGTGTTAATGGCAACGCTGTTACGGAAGTCACTGTGTCTGACTTAGATGAGGCCCTAGATTATCTACACGGTAATAATGCTAAAAAGTTTACTCCGATAGTTCCAGCAAGCAATGGCGTAGGAACATCCCCAGTAGACGCCTCTTTTTGGGGCATGATGCATACAGACCTTAGAAAAGACATTCGTGGCCTTTCTAGCTTTATTCGCATCAGAGAGTATCCAAGAGACGATAGTTTACAATCTGAACTTGGGGCAACTGATGAAATGCGCTGGGTGATGTCGTCCGAGGGTATGAAGAGTGCTGGTGCGACTCCTATCTATGGCCTTGTGATGACAGGTCAAAACGGGTATGGGATTGTAGATATTGACGAGGTAGCCACTCAAATGATCATCAAGCCTTTAGGGGCAGGAGAGGATTATTTAAATCAGCGTCAAACTATGGGCTTTAAAGCCTTCTTTGGTGCGGGCGTTATTGAGGACAAGTGGCTTGTAAATCTTAGATGCACAGTATCTAGCTAAGGAGGTAAGTAATGGCTAATTTAAATGAAAACTATACTATGTCCTATGCTGGACATATGGAATCGGATGGGGGTGCTTTTGATATCACTATCCCTTTTCAACCTGATGCATTTTTCCTATACAACTACACTGCATACGGCACAGGGGCCGATAATGTTGAGTGTATTTGGTTTAGGGATTTCCCAGCGGGTGACGTATTAGTAAAGCACGTTATTGCCGACGACGGCTCAACGAGTTCTACTAACCTACAACTAGAGACTACCAACGGTTGCACGCTTACTACCACAGCTGCGGGAGTGGCTAGTAGTATTGTTGCAATTTCAGGTGCAACGGCAGCTAGCCCAGTGGTTGTGACTACAGCAGCACACGGAATCACAGTAGGACAGAAAGTAAGAGTTCGTATTACTGATGTTCTTGGAATGGTAGAGCTTAATTCTCTTACCCGAAACCCGTACCTAGCAGAAGCGTTGACTTCTACAACTTTCGCTTTGAAAGATCTAGATAACAACAATATTGATGGTTCGGCGTTCACCGCTTATACAAGCGGGGGTAAGCTTAATCTACTAGAGCACCTAACAGGCCAAGGTGACGGCCCTGTAAATTATACACCCCCAGTGTATACGCTCACACTAGGTACGGCGGTGACCAACGATGATGCGGATGAGCTTTACTTCATCGCATGGAAGTTTGGCCAATATGTGGACTTAGGCGACCAGGCTTAAGCGGTTCTTAAGGGGTGGCTTGCCACCCCTTAAGTTTAGCTAGCAAGACAGAAACGTATAAAATATGTACTATATTGCCTCAATAATAACCATTAGTGGGGTAATCGTGAAAAAGTGCATTAAATGTTTTGAAGAAAAGCCAGTTAAAGAATTTGTTAAAGACAAAAACACTTGCAAGATTTGCAGGAGAGAGCCGAGCAGGCTAGCTTCTATAAGGTACAGGGAAAGACACCCTGAAAAGATAGAAGCCATACACCGAGAGCGGTATCTCAAAGAGAAGGCAACGGGCACTATTCGCCACAGAGACAAGAAGGCTATGATTCTTGCCGTTAGAAAGTGGCAGTTAAAGAACCCGCATAAGATGGAAGCTGCGAAGCAGGTTCAAAAAGCAGTTAGAGAGGGCAGGTTGCGAAAAGCGGAACTTTGTCAGCTTTGCTTTAAAGATGGCAAGTTACACGGACACCACCACGATTATGACAAGCCCCTAAAAGTGTTATGGGTATGCGTCCATTGTCACAAGATAGTAGATAGAGTTAGAAGATTTCAAGAATCCTCTTAATCGGTCAATCAATGATTCATTAACCAAGGTAATTACATGAATTTGAAAGAGTGTCGCAAGTGCAAAGAACAAAAGCCAGAGTCAGAGTACTACAAGTGCAGCAATCGAAAAGACGGATTACAGACCAATTGCAGGACTTGCCAAAACGATTCTGTAAGTAGAAACTTGGCACAAAAGAAAATCCTGAAGGCAGAAGAGAAGAGAGTGAAGGCTTTGAAAATGGCGAAAATTGATTTGAAAGCTGGACTTATTAAAGAAATACCTACAGAACTTTTGCCAAAGAGCGAACAACTTCAACTTAACTTAGGTGAGACATTGAAAGAATCCTCTGAACCTGTGATGAGTAGACAGGAAGAACTTAGGGCTATCCCGCTAGAGACTTATGACGATTATCTTTACTACAACGAAGAAGTTAGAAAGTACAGGATGGATACCAGAAAATCAGACGTCCCCTTTATGTTTTGCCCTTTGGATAAGGTACCAAGCACCAAGATTTCTATTACAAGGACTTCTAACCGTGGTACTCCTATTCACATCAACATAAAGAGACTAAATATGGCTTGTCACTTGAAGGCAGAATATCAGGATGGACAGGAGGTGGACATGCCGAGTTGTCTGATCCCTGTAATCAACTCTTTAGGGGTTCCTAAATACAAGCAGATCAAGTACCCGGATGGAAGTGTTGAAACGGTTCTTGACTACATGGACAATAAATATTCTTGCCAACATGTGGGGTAGATAATGGCTAATCGGTCTTTTTCGGATGTACTTACTATCATGCGCCGAGTGATTGGAGAGCAAGACGGGAACGACCCCGATGCGACCGCAGCTATTTTAGAACAATACGTCATAGATTTTTACGAGCTGGAGGTTTCGCAAGAAGCTGAGTTGCACGATCTATGGTCATATTGGGACTTCTCGACCGTCATAAATCAGGATGAATACACGTTCAAAGATCAAGGGTTTTCGTTTGTCGATCCAGTTGCATACTTAACGGATTCGAATAACGCGACTACCCAGATGACATTTTGGACAGATCCAGGGATGTTTTTTAGTATTCACCCATTAGATGACACTGTACAGACGGCGGGAAGGCCATCAGACTACCTTCTATACAACGACAAGGTAACACTCAGGCCGAAACCCGATCAAATCTATTCAATTAAGATCAAAGCATACAAAGAGCTTGCTGTTCCAGTAGATGGAAATGGCGACTTTGTCACAGGGTCAGACATAGACCAAAATTATTATCTCAGATGGATAGCATACGGCGCAGCAGTTGACTACCTAGCGGACCACGGACAACACGAGATGTTGGGCACTGTAAAGCAGCTTTACAACAGTTATCGAGCGATGGTAATGAAGAGAACTAGTAAGCAAAAAAGAAGTCAACGACCAATTCCAGCCCTATAAGGTAAAAAATGCCGTGGAATAATTCTGTGATAGACGGGCAACAGAGCGTTGCAACAAATAAGACACCACTGAATGAAAATTCCGCATACATTGAAACCTCTATGAGGCTAGATCACCATTGGAAAAATGCTAATAGCAATCTTGACGGCCATCACAGCAAAATTGAGATGCCGGATGCCGGAGCAGATCCCACCCTTACTAATGGAGATCTAGACTATAGCCAAAACGTCAAAGAAGTTTCCAATAACAGCGTTGATTTGATCGTTCCTCACTTCATTACAAGAGACAATACAGCCCCAGGGACACACATTTTGCAATCGGCAGGCTATTGGGCATATTGTAATATTAGCCTAGTGGTAGCTGTTGTAACGATCGAATCAAGTTTCAATATCGCAAGTGTTACTCAGGTTGGTGGAACGGGTCTATTTACATTTACCTTCACAAATTCAGTTCCTCACAATAGATATTGCATAGACGTAATTGCAATGCCGACAAGTGCAGGTCAGCTAGTTTCAAATCTTGACTTTGATGCCACTTATGGAAACATCGTTTCAAGTAATTCTTTTAAGCTCAGATTTACCGATTCAAACGGAGCTGTGAAAAACCCAACAAACGTAATGGTAAAGGTAATGGGCTACTAATGGCAAAGAAGCTGATAGCAAACTTCAAAACAGGGTTCGATCAAGAGCTTAAGCCTTGGCTTTTGATGGATGATGCCTTTGAGGAGATGAGTAACTATCACACTTTTAGGGGAGTTCTTAAACCTAGGACAGGCGTTCAAGGGTACGCTATTGGTGACCGTGGTGAGTCTTCATACGGACAGAGTAGGGTTTACAACAGTATACTCAATGAGTCAGTCACAGACACAAACCAGATATTCACACACACCTTGTCAAACGTATCTGTAAAGCCAGGAAGTTTGGTAATCACCGACAGTACTGGTGGAAGCCCCCAGGTAATCACAGATGACGGAGCGGGGGCCTTGGCTGGTGATGGTACAGGAACTATCAACTATGACACAGGGGCTATCTCTGGAACTTGGACACTAGCACCCACTGCAACCATTACAGTTGACTACTTTGCATTAGGCCCAGTCATGGGAATCATGAACTTTATTAAGGCCAATGGAGATAGAGAGCTGATTGTAGCCAGTCAAACAACCTTTTGGCTTTACAGCGGAGTCACTAATACTTTCAGTGCTATAGCCTTTGCAGGAGCTAATGCTGCTATCGCTTCAGGCAACAAGACCCAATTCTTTAGCTCAACTATTTATAGGGATAAGTCAGACAATCCGCGCTTGTTGATGACAAATGGCGTTAGCGCAAACGAAATATACGTCTACAACGGGACGGACGTTAGGCTTTTCAGAGATAGTGCAGATTATGGAAATCCAGGGCTAGGAACCCTTACTTCAGCTCTCCATCTATTCTTTATCGGTGGGAGGCTTCTCACAGTTAGACCCGTGATAGGTGGTTCGATACAATACAACGCTATCTACTGGACTGGCATCAACGATAGCAGTGGGGACGGTGATGACTTTGGAGCCGTTACAGCTGGTTTCCTTGAGCTTTCAACCGAACACTTTATTAAAGCAGCGATTAGACTAAGGGACGCTCTTATTGTATGGACAACCGAATCCATATGGGAGATCACAGTAACAGCAGACGCAGACAGACCTTTTAAGGCACGTCAAATAGCCGATGATGAGTTGAGGGGGGCGCAATCTTCATTTAGCGCTGTTGTCACCTTTAGCGAGGCGTATGCCGTTGGTTTATATGGAATTATGGGCACCGACCGTAGGGACGGATTTAGAATAGATAACAAAATTCCCTTCTATGTCAGAGACAGGTTTCTAGGATTGGCAGCAGCTGAGACCGTTAGCCCACTAGACGTTGTATATGGACGGATGATACCTGAAGAAGAGGAGGTTTGGTGGACATATGCCGATATAGACGATGCCGGCACCTCTGCTACTAGAGTCCTAGCTAGAAACATTGGAGAGGATTCTTGGGCCACTTACAAGCTTCCCCTTACATGTATGGGTAAATTTCAAGATTTAAACGAAACGGCATGGGATAGCGTCCTAACCCTGTGGGATGAAACGACAGATGTTTGGGACAACTTCAGGCAACAGGAAGGCACATTCCTTAGTCTAGCGGGCAATAAAGAAGGCTTTGTATTTGATTTGGGATCACAGTTTGACCCAAAAGCCAAGATTTCAGGCATTACCAGTGCTGAACCCGCCGTTGTTGCATGCGAAAGAGATGTATTCAGCGTCAACGACAATGTAAGGATTACAGGGGTCACGGGCTACACTGAAGACGGCGCAAATCTAGTGAACGATAAAACATTCACCATTTCAGCGGTTAGCGGCACAACCGTCACAATCAATCTAGACGGATCAGGCGTTGACGCTGCTTACACAAGCGGCGGTGTCATTCAAAAAGTAATCAAGAGAGAGTGCAAAACCAAGCCTTATAATCCATTCGTTGACCAGGGCAAACAGTGCAAGATGGTAGCTGTTTGGTTCTTGATCGACACGGGAACCGATGGAGTCAAGGTAGATTTTTATTCAAGTAGAAGGCCAGACCCCTATAAGACGGGAGTTATTGTTGACGATGGGAGCGATCAAGGTTCGTCAAATAAAAAATGGATAGCTATAACAGTCAATCATACAGC